GGCATCAAAAAACCCCACCGAAGTGGGGTAATTTGTTAGGCAAAACCTTCTTCTTTTGCAATCTCGAGTCTACAATATAACTCTTGGATATATTCCTCCCTGCGTTTGATTAGCTTCTCCGTATTCTGCTTATTTCTTTCTTCAAAAGCTTTTAGTTCTTGTTTACGCCAAGCAATGTCTCGTCTTATACCTGCCATATCTTGTTTTTGTTGGTTCTTTTTTGCTGTGCCATATATTTTCAACCACATAGTTCTTACAACTCTTTCGTATTCAGTTAACTTGCTAACTTCAGTGGTTATAATTTCAGCCAACCTAGTCATAGTTTCAGGTGCTGGTAGTCTATGTATTTTTCTAGTCATTTATTTCCTCCTTGGAAATGTGGGGCAGATTAACTGCCCCAGTTAAAGTTAAAGTTTGAATAGTTTTTGAACAACTAATGTTCCAGCAATTATAGTAATTATGAAATAAAAAATTTCATTGATTGGTACATATTCATTAAACATATCAATGAATAAGTACATTGCTATTGTTACAAAAATTAACATAGTAATTAAAGAAATCTTAAAGAATGAATACATAGTCATTTGATATTCCTCCATTTAATTTTACTTTTATTTAACGGTTTAACATTCTTGTCGTTACAATACTCTTGAAAAGTTAAATCTTTATTCTCTGGTCTAGATTTAACTTGCATGGTAAAGAATACAGCATTGTTATTATTTAGCCTTGTCTGGTGCTCTTCTTCAAGTTGCTTTAAATGTCTAGCTAATTTATTGGCTCTGCTAGTAGCCTTGTTTTTATTACTCATTTTATTTTCCTTTTAAAGTAATATGTCAGCGAATTTTAAAAGAACAGTTTTGTCCTTGCTGATGATTATATAAGAGCATAGTTTTATTGAATTGTATATGCTATCATTGTAAATAATAACTTTTTATTATGTTTTATGTATTTATATATAGTTTAGTTTAGTTTTATATAGAGAATAACAGTAAAAACTGGTTTCATTTGACCCACTATACCCCCACAACCCCTTTAAACTCTTTGGTTCCATTTGCTTCTATATAATACTAATTTCCACGAACTTTTTGTAAAATTCTCAAATCTGACCCCCCACCCCCCTCTATATAGGAAGACCCCCCCATAGGAGTCCCATAACTACTTGTAAAAAAATTTTTTTTGTGTATATACTAGTTAACATGACTATAACCGCAGAACCAGAAATGGGCGTGGAATTGAAACCGAATTTGCCAGAAATGGATTTACGAGTTCGTGCAGAAGCCTCAAAAAATACAGCCAGTGAGCTGTCAAAGCACGGTCTTGACCTAAATCCTGATGCTGAAGATAAGGATATTGCTGCTAAATTAACAGTAGCATACGCAGAAAACCCTGATAAAACCTCGAAAAAAGCAACAAATAATAAGATGGCAGCCCTTACACCTGCTTCTTTGGTACTAACTAATAGTATTTTAACGGAATTTGGGCAGTCTGTTGTACAAAGTGCTATTCAGGTACGGCATTTGGTAACTAACAAGTTATTATTGGAGACAGAAAACCCTGACCCAAAGGTTAGAATAAGAGGTTTAGAGCTTTTAGGTAAAATATCAGACGTTGGATTATTTGCTGAAAAGTCAGAAGTTACTATAACGCACCAATCTACTGACGATTTACGCAAAAAACTAAAACAAAAGCTTGAAAATCTTGTTAAAGTGGAAGATGATGTGCAGGAAGCTGTGATAATAGACGGGGAATCATTAAATGTTGATGAAGAATTGGGTATAAAAGATGCCTGAAGCCGTAGTAGACTTTTCGGATACAGAAATCCAGCAAATGTTGGACAATCTAGACCAATATTCACCTGATGAAGTTAAAGAAATAGACAGAATAGTAGATGAGCTTGATAAAAGAAAACGTGTAAACAAAACTTATGACGATTTGATAGAATTTTGTAAGCACATGCAGGATGATTACATAGTTGGTAAGCACCATAGGATATTAGGGGACTTATTAATGGACATTGAGCAGGGTAATAAAGATAGAATTTGTGTAAACATACCACCTCGTCATGGAAAATCACAATTAGTGTCTATTTTCTTTCCAGCGTGGTTTTTAGGTAGGAACCCTAACAAAAAAGTAATGATGGTATCACATACTACAGATTTAGCGGTTGATTTTGGTAGAAAAGTACGTAATTTAATATCTACGGATGCTTATAAGGAAATATTTCCTAATGTAAGCCTTGCTGTAGATTCAAAATCTGCAGGAAGATGGAATACTAACTTTGGAGGTGAGTATTATGCTTGCGGTATCGGTTCTGCTCTTGCTGGTCGTGGTGCTGATTTGCTTCTTGTAGATGACCCACATTCTGAACAGGATGTTATTAATGGAAACTTTAGTGTTTTTGAGAAAGCATATGAGTGGTTTACTTTCGGTGCTCGTACTCGTCTTATGCCAGGGGGGCGTGTGGCTATAATACAGACAAGATGGCATATGGATGATTTAACAGGGCGTGTTACTAGAGATATGACACAAAATGATAGGTCAGACCAGTATGAGGTTGTCGAATTTCCTGCCATTTTAAGTACGGTCAATAAAGAAACTAAAAAAGAAGAACAAAAACCTTTATGGTCTGAATTTTTTGATTTGGAAGCCCTTCTTCGTACAAAAGCATCTATGCCTGTGTTTCAGTGGAACGCACAATATATGCAGGAGCCAACAGCAGAAGAAGCCGCTCTTGTTAAAAGAGAGTGGTGGCAGTTATGGAAAAAGGAACAACCCCCTACATGTGAATATATGATTATGTCTTTAGATGCCGCAGCCGAGACTCATAATCGTGCTGACTTTACGGCATTAACTACTTGGGGTGTATTTTTTAATGAAGAAACAAACGCTTACAATATTATCTTATTAAACAGTATTAAGAAAAGAATGGAGTTTCCAGAACTAAAAGAATTAGCAATGGAGGAGTATAGTGAATGGGAACCTGATTCATTTATTGTTGAGAAAAAAAATTCAGGGGTAGCTTTATATCAAGAAATGCGTAGAATGGGATTGCCGATTCAAGAATATACTCCGCACAGAGGTTCAGGAGATAAGTTAGCAAGGTTGAACTCTGTGTCAGATATGGTATCATCTGGATTATGTTGGGTTCCAGAAACTCGATGGGCAGAAGAAGTTATAGAAGAAATCGCAGGATTTCCCTTTATGAGTCACGATGACTTAGTTGACTCGACTGTTATGGCACTCATGCGTTTTAGACAAGGTGGTTTTATAAGACTGCCAAATGACGAACCTGAAGAAACTGTTTATTTTAAAAGACAACGTCAGGGGTATTATTAAAGGATAAAATATGGCTATAGAAAAAGGAATTGCTCCAGCCCCTATGGGATTGGATGAAGAAATAAAGCAAAATGGTAAAATGCCTGAAGCCGATTTAGAGATAGAAATTGTAAATCCTGACATGGTAACGATGGATGATGGTAGCGTAGAAGTTACTTTAATTCCAGAAAAAGAACTTAAAGGAGATGATTTTGGCGTTAATCTTGCTGAAGAATTAGAAGAAAATATATTAAATGACCTTTCTTCTGACATATTAGGTTTTGTAGACGCAGATATAGATAGTAGAAAAGACTGGGCGGATACATTTGTAAAAGGTTTGGATGTATTAGGATTTAAATATGAAGAACGAACAGACCCCTGGGAAGGAGCTTGTGGAGTATACTCTAACGTGTTAGCAGAAGCTGCTATAAGATTCCAAGCAGAAACAATGAGTGAAACATTTCCTGCAATGGGACCTGTAAAGACAAAAATACTTGGTGATGAGACAAAAGAAAAAGAAGAAGCATCTGTTCGTGTAAAAGCAGATATGAATTATGAATTAACAGAACGAATGGTAGAATATCGTTCTGAGCATGAAAGACTTTTATATAGTTTAGGACTGGCAGGTTCAGCATTTAAAAAAGTATATTATGACCCGAATATGGGTAGGCAATGTTCTGTATATATACCTGCAGAAGATGTAATTGTGCCTTATGGGGCTTCACATATAGAAACAGCAGAACGTGTTACGCATATAATGCGTAAAACTAAAAACGAACTTAAGAAACTACAGGCAGGTGGTTTTTATAGAGAACTAGAAGATTTGGGAGACCCGCAGCCTTTTCATACAGATATAGAAGAAAGAAAGGCAGAAGAAGGCGGATATTCCCTTACTGATGATGACCGATACACAATATATGAAATACATGCTGATTTGGTTATTGACGGTATTGACGATTCAGATGACGAGATAGCTAAACCTTATGTAGTAAGTATTGAGCGTGGAAGTGGTGAAATACTTGCTATTCGTAGAAATTGGGACCCAGAAGACCCTCTTTTTCTTAAGCAACAACACTTTGTACACTATGTTTATGTGCCAGGATTTGGCTTTTATGGGCTTGGATTAATACATATTATAGGTGGGTATGCACGTGCAGGTACATCTATTATAAGACAACTTGTTGATGCAGGTACACTTGCCAATCTCCCTGGGGGTCTAAAATCCAGAGGATTAAGGATAAAAGGCGATGACTCACCTATAGAACCTGGGGAATTTAAGGATGTAGATGTTCCTTCAGGTAGTATTCGTGATAATATAATGCCGTTACCTTATAAAGAACCTAGTCAGACTTTGTTCAATTTACTTAATAATATTACTGCTGAAGGTAGAAGATTAGGTGCTATTAGCGATATGAACATATCTGATATGTCTGCTAATGCTCCAGTTGGTACAACATTGGCACTTCTTGAAAGAACTTTAAAGCCTATGGCAGCAGTTCAGGCTCGTGTTCATTATGCAATGAAACAGGAGTTCAAACTTCTTAAGGCTATAATAGCAGAATATGCACCGATGGAGTATTCATACCAACCTCAAAGAGGGGAAGTAGGTGCTAGACAGGCAGACTATACATTAGTAGAAGTTATTCCTGTTAGTGACCCTAATAGCTCTACTATGGCTCAGAGGGTTGTACAGTATCAGGCAGTATTACAAATGTCTCAGGCTGCACCACAAATATATGATTTAAAACAACTTCATCGTCAGATGATAGAAGTTTTAGGTGTAAAAAACGCAGATAAACTTGTACCTACAAAAGAAGACTTAAAACCTGCAGACCCTGTAAGCGAAAACATGAACGCATTAACTGGGAAGCCTATGAGAGCATTTATATACCAAGACCATGATGCTCATATTAAAGCTCATACAGCGTTTATGCAAGACCCTGCTATTGCTCAAATGATAGGGCAGAATCCACAGGCACAGCAAATAACGGCTTC